CGATGACTCCAAGCATCACGATCCGCGAGAGCAGTACGCAAAATCTTTTGGTCATCGGTGCTCAGGTTCCCCAACACGGTGCGAATCATGCACGGAAAAACGCGCACCGGAGGAACCATATCCTCAAGCATTAGCCCTAGTAGTCGCAATCAATTTATATGCGACCTCGAGGAACCACGGGTTTAGGTTCCTCGTCAACGCGCACTCCTTCAACGCCAACGCGAGAGCTCCCCGAATGTCATCGAAGTCCTTATCCCAAATCAGGTTGTCATCCTGCAACAGTCGGGCCGCCTCATAGTATGGCGCGAACAGGTCATCACTAATCTTGCTTGCTTGCTTCTGCAATGTTGCTTGAACACTCATTGGTGCTTCCTTTCGTAGGTTGATTGGAAGTTTATTCGTGCAGATCTAGGAAATCGAAGGATTGAAACGGCTCGTTATCATATTGTGACAATTCGTTGACACGGATGAAAGCCCCCGGAACCCTCGTATCCGCGTACACCTTCCACGCCAAAACACGAATCACCTGAGCATCATCCTCATACACAACCCCGGTCAACGAGTCCTGCACGCCACGAATCAACTTGTCAATATCCGGCGGGACAACAGGGTAAGGCCGTTTCACCGTAGATATGGAAGAAGGCCGGTCAAGATAGAACATGACTTCTAACTCAACCGGCCCCGACACTCTGACCCAACCGTTCACCAACACAGAGTGCTCCGCAGCAACGCGCACATCTTTACGCCAAGCCGGAAGAAACTTGGATGACTCTACGAAACGATTATTCCCAATACTCTTTTTTGAACCCTGAGGACTGGGCCTTCCCACAACATCAAAGGTTAGTTCCACGCTTCCCAGGGTAGCGGTTGGGCCTAACAAACGAGGCCAACACCGCCATGCAAAGAAGGGCACCGAAAATCCATCCCAACACCCCAGTCACGTTATCCACCTGGTAGGCCAGCAGAAAAAAGTTCAGCCCCATCGAAAATGCGAGGATCCGACCAAAGTATTCCATCACTTCCCCTTCCCAATCAAGCTAATCAACGACTGCAACAACACGAGGATTCGGTCACGCTCCAATTGTCGACCAAGCTCAATGTCAGCCTGCCGGTTGTCCTCACCAGCCTCAAGAATCTTCCGCATACGCTCAGACATTAGAAGGGTGCTTCCTCGGATATAACGCCAGGCGTTACAGTCGGCCACACCGCGTTCACCGCAGCATGATCCACTTTGTCCGACACAACCTGATTCTCCGCAGGAGCCACAGAATCAGCACGAACCTTGATACTGAACCCAGGAGTCCCGTCACGCTTCTGGAACGTGTTAGTGCCAGTGATACGACCCGACACCACAACCTGCTTCACACCCTCCAACGGTGCCCGATTGTCTGTGGTCACGTCATACGTGGTTTTGTCAACGGTTTCCCACTCGCCCTGGTGCGTCTGTTTTCTGACGTCAACAGACACCTTCAGAGCCCTGCCCCAATCAAAATCCGCAACATTGTTCAACCAACCAGTCAACTCAATCCGAGCCTCATTCTTAATCACGATCTACCCCTTCTCATATCCGATAACATGCGCCACATTGACACAATCATTATTGCCACAACTTCTGACACCAGGGAACATGGGTTTCCCATCGTCATCCAACGGTGTGATTTCATCCGCAGCGAACCTACCGTGCCACGGGAAACATTTCCCCTCATCGGCAGAGATCGTCTGAACCCTACGCGCCCGACAGCTCGCACAGAGAATGAACTTCCCCCGCCTCGAGGAAACACTCCACTCATAACCGCAACGCTCACACTGCACCACCGGCATCTAAAGACCTAAACGCAATCTGCATTTGGGCATCAGTGAACTCATAACGTTTCACTCTAGCCTTTTTCACCGGAATTTCCACCGGGGCCGGCACGGGTGTGTCAAGGATAGAACCCACACCACCATCACCCAAACGTGCAAGGAAACGCTCCCGAGCCCAATACGCTGTCGCACTCCTCGTGATGATCCTTCGCAACCTGAGCTGGTCGGGATGTAACGGGTGCTCCCGATGCAACTCGTCAAGGTCAATCCCATGAGCATCAGCCCACAGGTTGTCACTGTAAAGGCTCACAGTTTCTTCCCCACCATGTTCGCCTCGAACCTACGGAACTTCTCCAATTCCGCAATGTGCTCTGTTCGCCCATAGCGATACAACATCCGCGACATGGCCGCAACATTCCGGCCCAACGTTTCCGCAGCCATTGGAGCGCTCATCCCATTCGCAACCAACCACTCAAACTCGTCACAAACCTCATCACCCCTCAACGCGCTCACCACAACTCCTTAGCCTGATACACGTTCGCCACAGCCCACGAATGCCGCGCATCCGCATCCATCCAACCAGCCTGATAATGCAACAACTTGCAACAATCATCACACCGCAAAATCGTCAACCCATGCTCCTCACACACCGGCTGTGGATCCGAACGCCAACCTGCTTCATCTAGGTCAGCCTCACCCTCCATATACATGACCGGCCTCACTGGTTGTGCCTTCGCGTGCAACACATCCAACAAGCCTCGAGCCGTCACAATCCCATTCAACGAAACTGTGTACGCCGGCACAATCGCTGTCTGAACCTCCTCATAAGAAGCCCCATCCAACACTTGCAACCACATCAGCACTTTCGCCTCAGTAACCTGCTGACCATCCAACGCTGCACAAAACGACAACACCTTAGTCATCTCAGCTTTATTCATCTTCTATCCCTTTCATCATTGATCCATAATCGAAATCTATTTCCTTCGGCCGGAGCTTCTCCGCAGCCTCCTCAGCCTCAAACTTTCTGACAAGCAAAGCACCCTGCTCCGCGTTCGTCAACTTTCGGACACCCATCGTCACCCTCAGTGGCAACGGATCATCCTCCCAACCTTCGGCGTTCAACCAGGTCGCAGGATGCTGAGTGAACGCATCCTCACGGTTCGGATCGTCACGGTACCGTTCAGCACCAGCCACGATCTCCTCAATGCTTGTTTTCCCGATTGCCTTCTCCAAAGCTTTCCGCGCTGCACCCTTCGCTGTCCTTCGAGGATAAACAGACCATAATTGCGCTAACGCCTGTTCTATATCAATGTTCTTCTGTAATTTATGTTCTTCTTTAGGAATAGTCTTCTTTGGTGGCTTGTCAGCCTTGACAGGTTCAGCCTGGGTAGGCTCAGCCTTGCAAGGTTCCTGGGTCACCCCCTGCGGGTCACGAGTGTAATAGTCGTAGCCAGCCAAGTGCCCACGCTCGTCATGTGCCTGCTTCTCCGAGCGCTCCAAGTAGCCAAACTTCAGCAGCTCATCAAGGATGCGTTTCACCTTGTCACGGCCAACATGGTTACGACCGGCCAGCGACTTGATAGACAGGTTCCAGCCTGGTCGGTGGCTCATAATCTGTGCAAGAAGGCCGCGAGCTTCTAAGGTCAAACGGTCATCGCGTACCCAGTCGTTAGGTATCTGAGTGAAGTGATCGTCAAAATCGTGGTGGCCTCGAATAAGTGCCATTACTGTCCTTGTCTACCGGCTGAGCCCTGGTATCCTGGACAAAGCCAGTGGTCGATTCACTGGTTTTCTGATGAGGTCGGGGTTTATGGCTCCGGCCTCATCTCTATTCTACTCCCTAGAACGCTGCATCTTTCCAGTCCGAACGTTCCTTACTGCCATCAGGCTGAAGATACCACCAACCCCCAGCCCGGTCAAACACCGGCAGGTTCTCCCTCTCCCAAATAGGCAGTTTATGATTCCACGCCCGAGCCTGCTGTGCCACACGCGGGTCAGACTCCATAGCCCCGTTATAGATCGCACACACCATCATCAGGTTGTCGAGAGTATCAAGCAATTTTGACCCACCCATCCCACGATTCCTCCGATGGTGAGGCACCAAGTCATCCTCACTGCCACAGTGCGCACAATGTTGATCCCTAGCCCGAAGGAGTGTGAGCGTTTTTTTCGGGATAGCCATGACGTCAGTTTATACTTAGGGCTGGGGCCGGATGGTTTCGACTTGGCAGCAAAGCCTTCACAGGAGCTGTCAAGGACAGGAGTTCGACTCTCCTCGGCTCCACTAGACATTTGGTCGGGTTTGAATCATGCGTTCGGTCAGAAAATAGTTTGCGGATTTGTTTGACATGGTGTGTCTAGTCCTATACACTAGAGTCATAAGCAACCACGAAAGGGAAACAAAATGACACTCCACGACATGACCACCCGCGCAGTATCCAAAGGCATGAAGCGCGAAGAAGCAGTTACCCGCCTATTCGAAGGCTTCGACCGCCACACTGGTGACAACCTGGCCTACTACCTCCACTACTGGGGATTTGCTACCGAGGCCAAGGCTGAGATGATCGCAGCAGAGCACACCGCAATGCTCGCACGGATGTAACCTACACACTCAGAAGGCCCCTCTACGGAGGGGCTTTTCTGTTGCCTCAATCTGTGCGCTCACACACAACCAAGCCCATTCACACGATCTAACCCGGTGAAAGTTCCATAATGTGTGCAACAACGCAGATTTCACGAGGATAAGGACACTGATATTTCGGTAGCGTATAACCTGATGAAACGGGAGCCTAACCCTGCTCCCCAACATCCTCAGACGTGTCCAAACTCGCCAACCACGCCATAAACTCCTCCTCAGACATCCCGTCATCCAACACCAAGCTCATGTCTGCCTCTCCAACGGCACGAAGTCATCAAAGAAACCAGCACACCGCAAACACTTGTAGCCCGCTGCAATGTCAGCTCTCGTCAAGCCGGCCGTAGTGCCACAACGCCCGCACATCTTATGGATCACCTCAACGCTTGCACTCACGCTTCTGCCTGAGCTTTCCTAGTCTGTCTGGAAGTTTTGTCCGCCCCATAGCGCACCTTGTTGTATTTTGGTGCTTCCGAACGAATGGCATCGCGTTCAGCCTGGTCAAGCAATGCTGCGCTCCCAAATCGTTCGAGTGTCACACAATCGGCTAGGTGGAAGAAATCCGACCCGTGCTGATGTTGTTTCAGGCGCTCGAACGCCCTAACCGAACGCCCAATATAAAGCAACTTATTGTCAGCCCAAAAACGATAAAGAACAAAGTCTGTGAAGGCTTCAGGATATTCCGTTCGCGCCATCAACGTTGCAATATTCTCGGGACACAATCCCTTCATTGATCGTGGCAGCATCAGGTCTACTTCTCCCATTTCGCCCGCGTGCAACAAATTCGCCAACACCCAATCAATCCACCCCTTCGCCTCCCACATCAAAATCTTTTTCAGTTGGGCATCAGTAATCAGGTGTTGGTTGCCCTCGGTTGGTTTGCCATTTTCATCATAGGCAGACCGCACGTCAACACGAGTAAACGCCCAACCCTCGCCCAACCTTTCAGCTGCAATCAGGGATTTATAGTCGGCTAAGAGATCTCTAATCAATCCTTGAACGACAGTTCTGCGTGTGTGGTCGAGAGCGGAGGAATACCTTCCAAAAATCGAACTCATAGTTTCATTTCCGCCTGAACCATCTTCGCAGCAGTAGCCTGAGCCATAATCGAAGACTCAATCATCCGCAACTTAGCCCGAACACGCTCCACCTGAGCCTTCGCCAAATCCCGTTCCAGGCGTGCATCAGCCGAAGCCAGTTTCGCCCGTGCCTGACGTTCCACAACCGGCCCGTCAGCTGCAATAAACGCGTGAGCCTCAACCGTGTCTAACGTGTTCTCACACCGGGCAAGCCTATCCATAGCTTCCGCGTAGAACTCAATCCCCTTCCGGTTCTCCTGCGTTAGCTCGTACAGTTCTTTGACGATCTCCGATTGAATCACAAACCATCACCAACCTTTCAATAAGAGCCACCCGAAACACATCCACATCAGGGTCACCGTTTTCCAGGCTTTCCTGATACGCCTGCAACAGTTCCCTCACCGAGGCTGCTAGAACCGATTGACTCTGCATGAGCTTTCACCTTCGCTAACACATCCGGGTTCGCCCCAGCCTGCTGTGCTTCTGCCCATAGCATACGCAACAAGTCAACATCGGTGAGGTTCATTGCTTCTGTCAACCAGTCACGAGTTTTCTGTGAGCCCTCATGACGGGCAACCTTCTGCATCTCCTCCGCGCTTGGCCGCTTAGCACCCGTGAACGCCCCACCCAAGTCTGCGAGCGCCCTACCTATGGCACTGGTAGCGCAATTTTCCACCATGCTGACACGGTTCACCGGGCTCGAGTCAATGCGTTCCTCCGCGTAATCCACTGTCACGGGTCGCTCATCCTTACAATCTAGATACACCTCAGCCCTGATGACAACCTGCTCCGGCGAGAAATGCACCAGCTCAGTGTGCAACCTGCCGTCAGGATACTTAGCCCAGAACGCATCAATACGCTCCGCCACCGTGCTGTATTGCGATAAATCAAACCTCGCCATAATTCTCCTCCACATAGTTAGCAATCAAAGCCTCGGCATACTCAGACACCGGGACACCCACCTCATTCGCAGCATTCAAAAGCCGAACATACACTTCCGCCTCGAGCTCCACTGTCACAACAACCTCAGTCATCACTCACCCTTTCGCAATCACAGTCACACCAGACCGAACCCAAGTACCGATAGTCTTCACCGGAACATCAAACATTTCCGCAATAACCTCATGATCCACGCCAAGACCATCCAACCGTTTCGCACGCATCTTGCAGCACGTCAACAACTCCGTGGCCTCACGCTTTGCCCGCTTATACTGTGCCGACAAAGTTTGCACCTCCGAACGAGTCAACGCCCGAAGACGATCCTCCTCAGACTGCCCCAACAACTGCTCAATCAATGTTGGTGTTATTTCATGCAACTGTATTGTCATCGTTCACCCTTTCCCATAAATCGTCAGCCACCCTGACCAACGAAACAATCATTTCCTCATCACGCTCAATCCGTATAACCTTCGGGTCGAACCAGGCCGGCATAAACGCCCCATCCCGTTCCTCCCGCAACAACCACGCAAAATAGCAGAACTCAGCCCCGGTCACAAACAGTTGCCATTGCACCTGCCGCCGATACTGTAACGGGATTTTCACCGGGTTCCAATCCTTCCCCGTAGTCTTCACCTCAGAGATCGCGTGATGGTCAAGCGTGAGCCCGTCAGGTGTGCAGAGGTAATGGTTGCTCACACGGGATGAAATCAGCCAATCATTCGGCATCACACCATGGTTGTCCTTCAGGAACATCGAGATAGGCCCTTCCCAGGCACGACCAAAAGCCATGTACGGGTTATCGTTCTCCACGAAGTCCTCCGCATAGTCGCTGACCGCCTGCTCAAACCCGCCCGGCCCCGCTGCAGCCTTCGCCACCTGCGTAGCCGTCACACCCTCCCTGCGAGCCGACAACCACCGTTCACTGTTCACCGACTTAGAAGCCACAAACTGGTCAGGACTTAACATTGAACATCTTCTTCCAACGAGCGTGAGCTATCTGCAAAGCCTCACGAAACACTTCCTCCGGGTTCTCCGTCTTCGCCAGTTTCAAAGCAGCCCAAGACTTCTCCCAAATCGCACCCGAATCAGATTGCGAATCCAACCACTCAGCCATAATCAAGTCAGCCAACCGAGCCGCCCGAATATCCGTCACATTGTTCTCAACCATTGAAACCTCCACTAACCTTTACTGTATGAGCAACCGGGGACAAAGCTACCGCGACTTCAGTGCAGCCATAGTCAAAATCGGTGGTGTGCCATGTCAAGACATCCCCGACATTTTCTTCCCCGAAGATTTCCCCGACCCGAGCACCAGGAAATATGCGATCCGAACCGCCAAAGCTTTGTGCAAAGAGTGCCCGCTGCTGATCCAATGTTTTGCCTACGCTATCGAAGCGCAAGAACCCTACGGAATCTGGGCAGGCACCCTTCCACACGAGCGCTAAACCGGCTCTACTATTTCTTCAGGAGTAGAACCGCCGACACGGAACGACAACCGTTTCACCGTTTCACCCTGCCGAAACTTGTTCCACGCCTTGACCACAACACCGGCAGTCTGCAAATTGTGCCAGTAGGTACCCCGACCAGCCCGGTCACGGTTCAGACCGAACTCTCGGAGCGCATAAATCGGATTACCCTCCATGAGTCCTTCACCAGATCGTAACTTGTCCCAAAAGTAGTCCGAATCTTTACGGTCAACCTGGTCAATCGACCACATCAGAAACGCCAGAACCCCGCTGTGAAAATTGCACAACGTAGCAATCGACTTGGAAGTGCTTGTGTACCGAGCAACATCAACGATGCCCTCCGCAGCACGTAGCACCGCACCAGCGCTCACCTCAAGGCTTGTGCTCGTGATAGCAGCACGAAATCCGCCAAGCTCCGACAACGCAATCCTGCGACCAAGCGCTGCCAAAACATTGTGATTCTTGTGACCGCGCAACCGAAGCACATCGGCCACCGTTCGAGCTTTCCCCATGTCCATCGTTTCCTGCGTTTCAGGAAGCGCATCCCAAATGACAAGGCACTCAATGGCAACACCCGCAGCGATACACGCCATCAAACGATGCTGACCGTCAAGAACCGTGCCATCCACTGTCACCTGGATAGGTTGCCCGTTATAGCGCCACTCACCGGCAGTCATCGAAGCGGCCAAACGACTTAGATGTCTTTGGTTTACAGACCTGTTGTGCCTGTTCCCCTCAAGAATCTTCGTGGCTTTCTGTGGCGTAATCCATTCCCGGCCAAAATTGTTTCCACCGGATCGTACTGTTTTCTTCATTTCTTACCCTTTCGTTGTTATTACTTGTCTAGCCGTCTTCAGGCTCGTCATAGAACGCCGCATCGAGCGCGTTCAAATGTGCCCGCAGGAAGTAAGCCTGCTCCCGAGTGATGCACAGTGTCCCAGGTTCCCCTATCTGCCACACATCATCCCGTAGGCGTAAGCAAATGTCCCGCCCATCCATCCGCAAATCCATCATCGAACCGCCTCCTTCACCGTCAAAACCCAAACACCCATCAGGACAAGCAACCCACCGAAAATCAGTGAGTCTAAATGTTGGAACAGCACAGCGCTACCAACACCTAAGCCGATGAAAACCCAGCCCACCCTCACAGTGACACCACAATCACAGTCACACCGGCCACCAACGCTGACACGATAAGCGCCCACCCGACCACACACACCCGGTTCTTCTTAGGTCGAAGGTCACGCCTCCGAGGAAGCAAAGCAACATGATCGCTAGCCTGTTTCGGCAATGGCAAGGACATTTCGTTCTCCCACAAAGTAAGAGCCCGTTCCATCTTCACCTCATCCTTCATAACCGCCCACAACTCCTCAGCAGTCATCAAATGTTCGTGAGCACGCTTCCACAACACAACCGCCCTCATGCGAGGGTCGTCAATGCCTTGCAGCTCTGCCTCTAACTGTTTGAAGTAACCCATTGTGTTCCACCTTTCATTCGGGTTGTCTAGCACGATACACCACAACCCTCAAAAAGTGTATACTTCTGAGCATGGATTATTTAGGAAACTATGAAGAACTATCGGTTGAACAGCTTGCCGACCTTCGTGTCTGGCAGTTACAACGCCTAGAACGGGTCACACAAGCCCTCAGAGCCCGTCTACGGGCCGAACATACCCAGGGAGATAACATTAGGCACCTGGCAAAGAAACTAGGCGTGACAAGGGCCACAATCTATTCGTGGTTGGCAGAATAGAAAACTCCCCGCCGGGTTAGTGACGGGGAGTTATTTCCCAACCAAGGAAAGGTTCTCCATGAACGTGTTTATCTTACTGGCATGAATCGCAGTTTAGCAAATCCATCGGATCTACCGGCACAGCGAACCCATCCACAACCTCACGCTCACTCATGATAAGTCCGCCTTATCGTATGTGAGAACCGAGGTGAGCAACGACATCAGACCGGCCAGCAGTGACACTGAGGCAACCTGAACCCAGTCCACATCGAGAATCCCCGCACCGGCAACCAGCGCCGCCAACGCAACCTGAGCAACAGTTTTCACTGCACGCTCCAACGCGAAATCCCAATACTTCTTCCACTTATCCATCCTCATTCTCCTTCATCGATTTGTCCTCCCACACTGCAGCGAAACAGTAGGAGGTCGTAATCAAAGTTACCAAAGCAACACCACCCGTAATCAGGTCGCTGGTAGCACTGTCGTTATTCATCAGCACCGCTATGGAACCGCTGAGAAGCATCAGTGAGCCGAGTGTGAAGGCCGCGAAAATATATCGCCTGCGAATCTTCCAGGAGGGTTTCATGTGAGGATCGCCACCATCGGGCTGATGATTGCGGCCAAGAACCCGAAGACCCCGATGACCTGCCACATTCGTTGCTCTAGTTTGCGAATCCGCATCTCATGATCGTCAATCTTCGCTTCACTGTCAGGCAGTGAGTTTGCAATTTTCTCCAACAGGCGGCCCTGCCGTTGAACCTCCAAATAAATATCCCTCATAGACACTTTCACGCCAGCAGTTTCAGGGTGCTCCTCGGTCACAGTGAACCCTCATTCAGTTTGCGTTGAACCGTAGACCAAGTGCCACGCCCCCACACACCGTCAGCTGTCACACCGATACGCGCCTGCACAGCCTTCCTGGTTGGTAGGTCAAGTTTGCCGGTCTGGGGAGTCCCCACCCACGCCTGAATTGCCTTATAGCTCATTGCTCCGGGCAGCCCATCAACGCGCCCCTGATAGAACTTCTGCTCCTGCAACCATGTCTGCCATTGCTTCCAGGTTGCGCGATCTTCACGCCCAGACACTTTCAATGTTGATGCTGCGGAGTTTCCATTCAGGTACGGTGTCGGATCCACATCGGAGCCCCAGGTAGCCCGTTTGCGAACCTCAAAGTGCAGGTGAACCCCAGTGCTCGCCCCAGTAGTCCCCGAAGTGTAAATGAAAGTCCCAGCCTCCACCCGTTCACCAACGCGGAGCCCAGTCTTGTGCGCCCCATGATAGTAAGCAGTGTGAACTTCACCATGATCGATGATGACAGTGTTGCCGCCACCTTTAGGACTCCAACCGACATGAGCGACAACACCAGGGGCAGCCGAAGTCACTGGGAAAGTGCCGGCTATGTCTAGTCCCCGATGTTTAGTCTGCCTGCCAGTAATCGGGTGCTTACGCATCCCATACTTACCATTGGGATTGACAGTGAACCCGTCAGGCCAAGGCTTAGACAGCCTCATCAGGCACCTCTGGGGCAACAAACACATCCGCTACTGGGTCGTAAGTGTAACCAGGCCCAGGATACACACCCCGAAAGTTTGCGTTATACGAGCATTGAACCAACTCGTCAGGGTTGTAGCCATGCAAATCTGCCAGGAACGCTTGCCCGAGCGCCTCTTGCTCCACACCATCCTCATCAAGTAGGACAGGGTTTGCTAAGACATGAACCTTCACAACCACACCGTCAATAACACGCGCGTAATGAGCCATTAGACCAGAACCCTCACAATCACAAGACCAGAACC